TAGACTTCATGGTTGAGTTGGGATGGCGGATTAGTTACATTCAAGTTTGGTTTGACGGGATGCAAGGTTGTTGGCGGTGGAGTGCCGATTTAAAAGAAAAGATTAAACGATGATTTTTGTAGGGAAAATTCAGGCAAAACTAAATCAGGGATGGATTAAATCGCCAAACATACCGATATGTAAAAACTGCAAGTATTACCTACATACAGGTAGAGCGCATGAATGTACATTAGGCGACTTTTTAACTCATACTACTGCAACTTGCGATAAATATACAATGCCGCTAAAACTAAACGAACTTTAAAATGGACGTAAATAAAAACAGGGTTGCAATGGGTGATTTAAGATCAGATTACCCAGATGGTGATTGGGAAGAAGATTTTCCGCATGAAAACGGTAATTATATGTGCAACTGCCATAAATGCGGCAAACAATTTTTTGGACACAAACGGCGAGTTACCTGTAAGGTGTGCGCCCATAAAATAGAGCAATTATGAAAACAATAATAGTAGCGGGATGTACCCGTAGTGGGCTAACAGCCACAATGCAAATGCTTCACGCCGGCGGTTATAACTGCTTGGGTGAGTATCCGGCCTTTGAAGGCTTTGAAATTGGCTCTGTGCCATTTAAAGAGTGTGTAGGCTTTGCGATTAAACTCGTTGATACGCACCTGCAATTCCCAATACCGGGCGAATACCATGTTATCAGGTTGAAGCGTGACCTCGACGAACAGGCGAAAAGTATTGTTAAGTTTTTAAAGTTGGTTTGCGGTATGCCGGTAAACAATAAGGCAATCCCAAAACTTAAAAAGTCGTTAGAGGCTGATTACAAAAAGATAGATGCGTGGGCTTCACACCAAAAGTCTTGCATCACTATCAACTTTGAGGACATGATAACAAGTCCCGCTATGATAGCCCATGTTATACACGATTTTGTTGATGAGAAATTGGATATGTATAAAATGGCTTCGGTTATTATTGACCGCCCTACGAAGTGTTTAGACACAATGCTTGAAATGACAATGATATAATTATGGAACAACAATATCAACCACTACCAAAGCCTTATAAAACGGGAATTGTGTGCGGCATACCATACGTGAAGCAATTATTGAGGCCGGGATTAAAAGAGTTAATCGATTTAATGGCTAAATTCAAAGGTTGCTATATCGGCGACACCGACACGGGAGCGTGGCTTTATATTGATGGAAATCCTACAATTAGGGTAAACAACGACTTTTTGGACGACTTGAAGTTAATTTTGGCACGGGACGTTAAAACATACCATGACATTGTTGAATACAGATTATCGCCCGAGCGTTACAAGGAAATATTGATTTATTACTTATAAACCATGCAATACGCCAAAGGACTAACCTACGACCAGGTAAAAGCAAATATCAATTGGATGATTGCTTATTACAGAAAGGACGACCAATTGGACCCGTTTAATACGACGCTAACCATAGATCAGTTGCAACAGGTTTATGAAATTAACATGGAAATGGTCGCTAAGTATGAATCTGAGTTGTTATTGTTGGAAGCTAACAGATTGATTGGAATGATATGAAAGAACGAGTAGAATTTGACGTTAAGGCGTTAATAAAAAGATACCCTATGGCATTGCAAATACAATTCAGTACCAACGGTACGGTTAAGCCAATATTTCAATCGAGCCACCGTAATTTACTACCGCCCGCATCTAAAAAAGAAACTAACCTATGAACAAAATAGAATATTTAAACGGCGTCCGCTACACACTTGTCGCCTCCACTAAGGATTTCCGTGACCGGGAGTCGAAAACTTTAATTGAAACGATGGCACCTATAGTTGCCGAAATGGACGCCAATTATTTGAAGCTACGGGTGTTGATGGATAAGGAGGTGGGGAAATGAGCGCATTTAAACAAGGACCCATAAAGTTTGGATTTCCAACACCAAAAACAAAGTGGCACTATATTACCAACAAGGCTAACCCAAGAAAATTTATTCAGTTTGTTGTGTTTGGCTATATATGGGAGTATGAGAAGTGGTTTAAGATAAGGCGTTGTTTAAAGGTAAAATAATGATCGATGACAATCCCAATAAGCACCATAACACGTTTTTATTTTTAAAGCATACTTTATACCCGACACATGGAAACTACAGTCACGAAGAAATCAGAGAAAGGCTCGAAAACCAACTATCCGATGTTGCCACACATGGAACCGGAGAAACAAGCCCTGCGCTTGCGGAAAGCGGCCCTGAGCGCAAGGATAGCCTGGTTACAGCCGATTGGGTGGTCGCTACGTAATAATCGCTTAAATAGCCTTAAAATTGATTGATATGAACACTAACCCCACCCCAATAACCCTACTAACCGATGATAGTGGGATGAATACACGGCCTGTAAATCCACATCAAGAATTCGGTTTCGATCATTTGAGGAACTGAAATTAATTAACGATTTAGTTTTATAAACATGGAAAATAAACCAATTGAAGTAAAAGAGAAAAGCCTTGAAGAAGCGGCGAAGCAATTCGCAAATGACACCTACGGAGCATTATTTTTAGGTGGAAGCCACATCCCCGCATCGCGTGGTTTTATCGCCGGCCATAACCACGCAATCAACTCCAACAACTTAGTTAGTTTGGATAAAGTGGAAAAATGGGTAAAAGACAATTGGTGTAATTGCGGCGTACAAAACTGCGGTATTAACGCTTCATTAACTGATTTATTAACCCACTTAAAACCATGAAGAAACTAATCATAACCACCCTGTTAATAGCAGCTATTTTTGTATCTAAAGGGCAAAGCAAACAAGATAGTATATACTTAGGCTCATCAAAGTATATACAAGATTGGGGACGTAAAGATACGCCAGTACCCGCAATGCATATTGAAGGTATAAATGATCGTAATTCAGGATATATTCTTCATGTAGTCGGTTTAAAATTTGTAAACCATCATAACACTAAGTATAAAATTATAAAAACAGTTAAAAACGTTAAATTAATAAAAAAAAATACACATCATACAGCGAAGCACGATATAATGATGGACAGTCTAATGCGTAAACTTGATCTTTATGAATAAATTTATTAAAATGAAAAAACTAATCACCACCGCTTTACTAATAGCAGCTATTAGCCCGGTGTTCGCTCAAAGCAATAATTATATATCCGCTGCAACTAAAGATTCATTATTTCTTACCTCAGAATCCGGGTATAATTTCAAACCACTATGGTATAGTTTTAATGGAGGCGTAAACGGCAAGGAAATGTTAAAAATAAAAATCCCGCAAAATAAATTTCCATTTGATAGCTTAGTTATGTACGTCAAGAAATCACAATTACGTTGGCTTAACGATAGCACCTTAGTTGTTCATAAACCGTAAATTTATAACCAGTAATAACCCATAAAAACAATGAACATCTGGACCGTAATACCAATACTCATCTTACTTTGCATTATTGCATATTTGCGTAATAGAATGTTAGACAACTCACTTGAAACATATTTTAAGCGAAACGCCATTGCAAAGGAACCACACCCATTAAACATGAAGTTAGTATGTTGGGGCGTGGTTGTAATACTAATCTCACTGGCTGTAATCGAAGGATTTGGCTTATTTTTTAACCTTATATTAACTACTTCAATCAAATGAAAATCAAACTACTAATCGCAGCCGCAGTGATCGGCTTTATCTTTATCAGCAGGGATGCCTGGTGCCAAACTAAGCAACCATCCCCAGTCATCATTCAACAAACCGAGGCTACGCAGATAGTCGCCAATATCCAAAAGGGTATGCAGCTTATTCACCACCTTGACGTGCCGGCCTTAAAGCGGGATAGCTTAGACCTACTGTTCGGTCAGGTGGCTCAGTTTATTTATGATCGTAACCAATTGGCTTTGAAAAGCGATACGGCTAAAAAAGTTACACAGATAAAAAAATAAATTACTACATTTGTAGTGCTTATTAACACTGTTCATGCAAACAACAGAAAACTTACTTAAAGATAACCCGGTGCATAATTGCAATTCTCTCCTTTCGGATGGTGTTGATAAGCCTTTTATGTTGCCGGGCTTTATATTATGGAAATTTTAATTGGAAATGTATTCTCTAAACTAACCGTAGTGTCCTTTAGTAGATATAAGCCAAGAAAGGGTAACTTCTGGATTTGTAAATGCGAGTGTGGTTCTATAAAAGAGGTTATGGCTAGCAATTTGATAAACAAAGGTACCAAATCGTGCGGATGTTTAAAATCAGATAAAAATAAAGGCTATTTGACCAAAACTTCGGAATACAGAAGTTGGTATAATATGAAAACAAGGTGTTTAAATAAAAAAACTAATGCATATATCAATTATGGAGGACGTGGTATTAATGTATGTGAAAGATGGTTAGATTTTAATAATTTTTTGCTCGATATGGGTAAAAAGCCATCATCAGATTATTCTATTGAAAGAATAGACAACAATGGTAATTATGAGCCATCTAATTGTAGGTGGGCTACTACGCAAGAACAAAATTTAAACCAACGAAGCAATTTAAATTTGCTGGTTAATGGTGTTAAATACCCATTAAAAGAATTTTGTGAACTAACTGGTATAAAAATACATACTTACTATAGATTTAAAAACGAATTAACAGCACAAGAAATATTTAATAAATTCAAAAAACAATCATTATGAATATTTTTCAAAAAATAGGTTCAGCAATCTCTGGTTTTTTTCAAAAAGAGTTGCCAATAGTAGAAAATGCATTTGCGTCTGCAACTGCCGTGGTAAATGTTATTAAAAGTTTTGATGGTAGCATAACAGGGCAAACACTCGAAGCCATAATCGAGGCTTTATTGCCTGGTACTGGAAGTGCTGTTATATCTGGACTGCACACATTTTTACGTGACTTCGGGTTAGTTACCGCTGAAACAACTAAAACGCCCGCACAGGTCGCCGCAGACGGCTTAAACGCCATTGCAAATCTGACAGGTAACAGCAAAGTGTTGGCATTAAGCAATCTCGCTACGGTTATCGGCGATGCGGCCAGTAACGCCAACGGGGGCAATTCAACTTTGCAACAGGCTATTGTCGCCGTTCCTTTGGTGTATAAGCCTACGTTGTTGGATAGTATTGGGAGTGCGGTAAGTCAAGTTGCACAAGATGTATCTGCTGGTGCACTATCCGGCGGTACACCCGCTGCCATACCCGCAGCAAACACGCCATCGGAAGAAAGTTGAACTAAGCGTTTCGGAAATTGGCTACTGTCTAAAATACATTAGCCCCGGACGTGGCTATAAAGAAAAACATCTAAGTACCCTAAAAGGTATCACCGTTGAGAAAATACGACATGTAACGGTCGGGTGATTAACTAACAGTAGCTTTGTTTTATAGTGTAAATAGAGAGGCGGCTCCATAAACCCAAGTCCAAACTATGTAAGTAACCAATCTTACTTTAGATGCTTAACCCCCGATGTTTTAAGTCGGGGGTTTTTATTTACACTTGAGGGATGACAGGACTTTCGGTAGCGGTAGTTGATACCGGTGGCGTTTCCTCTGCATTAACCACAACATTACTTCCGCCCTGAGCCTGTAAATCGGGGTTCGTAGTCGCTGATTTTGCCACAGCGGTACATACTAACCCAACGGTGACCATATAGCCTGCAAGCACCGTTAAAATGTGTGGTATAGGCACGGGAGTTGCACCAACACCCAAGATAGCACCTCCCGTTACTCCAAGCGACATGCCGAATATAACAATCTTCTTAAAAAAGATAGGCGTTTCTGACGTTAGCCGGGCGATCAGTTGTGAAAAAAAGGATTTCTGTCCCATATTTATAATTGTTTAAGTTCATCGATTGTGCCCATGTAGTAATCTAAATCCAAGTTGCCATAAGTACTGTCTTTCCCACCGGAACCGTCAAGCCTGCCGTATTGCGACCATTGCCAGAAGTCACAATGTTGGGTAGGCGCAGTGCCGTCGTAATCAGCCAGCCATAAATAACAATCTGACCATGAATGCCCTGCAAGATATTCTTTCAGAAAATTCGCATAGGTATATACCATTGGCTTCCTGCCTGTATGTTGCTTAATTAATCCCAACAACTCGGTAATACTTGCTATACATTGTTTAGAATTACGGATTACCCATTGGTCAAGTGCCGGAGTGGATTGGTTTTCAAGGTCAAGAACCAATGGTAAAACGCCAGGCTTAGAAAAGTCAATCCCAAATGAGGCTATGTTGTCCCAATGTTGTTGAGCCGTAGCGTTGCAGTTCCAAAACATATACGCCCCCCGAAGTAGAGGAGTAGTTTTAAGATGCTGCCAGTATTCATTAAAATGCGGGTCTTTATTTGTGGCCCCCTGTGTAGCCTTGCAATACACGAACTTAATGTCGTGAGATAGATTATCCCATGGGAATGGGTAATTAAAATGTGACAAATCACAGCCTTTTATATAATTCATATTATTTTAATAAACTTGTTTAGAACCATTAAATGAGCATATACACCAAAGTACTATAAATGCTAAAATAAACCATCCCATTACCTTATAAATTTATAAGCCATCCAAAACGAGGCTATGCCAAAAATTATAAAAAATATTTTAACTGTTACAATCATTGTACGGCGCGTATTACAATTGTTTTACCATTTCTGTCCCTATGTTCACTCACAAACGATACTTGTTTAAATATATTCTCACACTTAATCTGTATCGATCTAACCGTCCTATTAGTTGCTAAAATATCGGCCTTTAAATCAGTTTTAATATTTATTTTGTCTATACTATCTTCCCGCTTATATTCATTAAAGGCAAACGATCCAGCATCTTGTTTTTTAGTTAATACATCTAATTTATTAGAAAGTATCTGAATATCATCTTTGGTAGCTACAGAACTCGTTATTTTACGGGCAGAAAAGCCCGCACTAAGTAATATCAAACCCCACGTAACAAGTTGCCCCCTTGTTATCTGATAAGACTTCTTTTCTATGTTCTTTATGCTTTCATGCTGCGATTGTTGTTCGTCGTGGCTCATATTATTTTATATCAAAAATTGTGCTAAATTCTTACAGTTTAATACCAAGTATTTGTTCCGCTATCGTAAACCAACATTTGAAATGATCCAGCAGACGAAGATACAGCCCCGTCTGATACAGTACCACCTGTATATGTTATAGCTGTGATTGCTTTAGTAAAATCCATTATTACAACATCGCCGTCAACTGGAGAAGCTGGCATATTAATTGTAAGTGCAGCTATTGCTGTAGCTGGATTAATTATATTATAATATCCTACTATAAGCGTTGACGAACTACCCGTTGTCGGTGTAAATATTACGTGTAGATATTGTAGTGGCTGATTTCCCGGCAATTTCCATGATGGAGGTGTGCTGCCATTTCCACCAAATAACACCATGTTGGTACCTCCTGGAGCTAATCTTGTTGCAACTCCGCTTACCCCGCCATATATTATATCACCCTGTGATGTCATTGGGTTAGTCATATAAGATGAAGGATTAGTCGAGTTATAAGGCGTAAAGCCCAATGCCGTTGTTACCTGACCGGATGTTAACCCTGTTAATCCCGCTGCGCTCCCTGTGGTAGACAATTTTCCATTTAATTGCGATTGTACATCACTTGTGGTTGTACCCAGATATCCTATTTGTGCTGCTGTAGTAGATGAGCTAACAATATTTTTAGAAGCATCCGATACCAATGCGGTAGATGCTGTTAAAGATGCGCTTGTCATTTGACCCGTATTATCTACCTTCCACTTGCTAACATTGCTTAATTGAAAGTCAGCAAGTAGATGTGTGCCGCTTCCCCATGTTCCAGAGGGGTTAACAAGTAGATGTGTCATCCCAGCCGTTGACGTTTGCGTACCTACCGGAGTTATAGCAAACGCAACCTGGTTAATACCCGCACCACCGGAGAAGGTGCCGGATGACGCTATGATAGCAGCCGAACTTCCTGTCTGTCCCCTCTTTTGTAGGTTTAACGTGCTTCCGGTTGATATTGCCGAAACTTCGGAAGTTAACAATCTTCCACTTGCAGACATATTCAAATCCCCTGCAGAACCCAATGATAATAATTGGGTTTTTGTACCGCCATTGGAACTATACCTAAAAGTTAGGGCAGAGTTTACGGGGTTGCCCTGAGATACCTCGTTTCCAACATACCAATCCGACGTATTGTCTGCCAATGTTGAGTTATTCCACCCGTGCGCACCAAATTGCATAACCGGGCTGTTTTGTTGAGTTGCCCCCGATGTTGCTGCGGTAGTATTATTAAGTATAACAAGTGGTGTGTTTGTGGTTGCTATGCCGTTTGCCTGAAATACCTTTGCGCCAAATATGGTTTGATTTGTGGTTAGCTTAACATATTTTGCGCTTATAGCTGCACTATCAATATCCATTGTGCCAGATGAAGTTATAGGCGTATGAGAAGTGAATAATACGCCGGGCGTAATACTTGTTAAGGTTCCTGGTGTTATAAAAGAACCAACGCCACCAGTAGTAAAAGCCATTAGCTGCCCGTTAACACTGGGCAGCGCAGTTGGTACTTGTAGAATATAATTAGCACTACCTGGGTTCTGCCAACCCATATTATTTGTACTTGTACCCCTTAAGTTTAAGGTTTGAGCGTAAACATTAGCCCAAAACGGATTGCCTGTAGTATTTACATTTTGATCTAATATCGATTGATATCTAGCATCTTCACCAGTTTGATTATAAAAAGGCGCAAATGTACCTGGATTCCCTGTTACTGTATTCACCCATCCTAAAATTCCTGTAGATGGATTAGTGTTCCAAAATTTAGTGCCCTGATAAACTTTATACGTTGAACTTGATGGCGGCGTGGTGCGGTTATTATAAAGGTCGTTATCTTCTATATAAACATGGGTGCCGCTTACATTTATTGCCATCATATCAACATCGCCAAAGGCGTATCCATACGCTGTTGTGCTGCTTATACGCAAATAATCCATTGCTGATGCGCCCCCGGTTGATGCTTGTACCGATATTGCATTAGCCATCCTGGAACCGCCAGTTTCATATAAAGAGTTATGCTCTATTGTATAATGCGGATTGCCGGAATAGATATTTATTTCCCTTAGGTTAGAATTGTTCCAGCCGTTATCATGTACGATATTGTTACGCATTGTAACATATTTGGGGGATGTTGTTTGGTCTGAATTAACAGGCTGAACCCCTATGCCAAATTCATTGAACCCTGTTATCGTATTATCGTTAATATCTAAATGTTGGAATTGCCCCTGAACAAAAATACCGCTTGCAAAGTTAGTACCACCGGGATTGTTTGTCGTGCTGTCGGCGTTTAAAACGTTACCTATTATTTTTGTGTTTAGATCAACTTGGTATGGGCTGGTAATAATAGCTACGATACCCGCTATAGGAGCACGGTAACTCGTATCATTCTTATAGGTATTTTCAGCCATATTATTAGCTATCTCCGACCCGTTTACGGTTAACACACTAACATTATCCCCATTGGCAAAGGGGTTGTAATATATGGCAGCATTAACAGCGTTGAGGGCAAACGAAAGGGGTGTATTAGCTGTTTTCTTGGCTATCCCCCAATTGTGCATTTTATTATTTGCTATAAGCTGGTTGCTACCATAAATAACTATGGGCGTATAGTAGGTTTCTGCTATACGGTTGCCTATAAATTGCAAATCTTTTGATATATTTAAGAAAGAAGTTTCACCAAAATTAGCGAACCCGTAATAGTTTAAAGTAAAATCATTGCTTGATATTATTATCTTACCTGATCCAGCAGCCTCTCCTTCATTCATTGCACCATAAATAAATTTAGATGCTATACAATTGGTCATTATTGCACCGGATGACTTTGGGCCTGTGGCATTATAGGAACCCATTGCAAATTGAAACCCTATATTTCCGCTTCCGACAATGTTTGTACCTATCAATGCGCCCGGCCATGTTCCTAACGTTCCCGTAGCTATACACTTATCAATAATATAATTTCCTATTGGCCCTGTATAGGTGATGCCCGAAAGATTAGAGCCGGCAAATGAAAATGCATTACCATTATAAACTAACGCTGATGTAGGTGCCGAAGTTACAAGTCCATCAACCGTTGTATTGCTAACTTTAATATTATAACTCATCAATAAAACCACACCGCCGTTCTTGGCATTCTTAATGTACACATTGGAAATTTCCCCGTTATCAACCCCTGCTAAAGAAACTACGGAATTAACCCACCCATACCATGATGGTGTAAGTATTCTAACCCCGTTGGGCATTATATTGGGTAGATTAGAGCAGTCAATTCCAATATTTCTTATATTGATATTGCCGATTCTTTTCGTCCCTAAATAGTCTGTTTGTGGATTGCCCCGTATGGTAGAAACAAGTATTGTTGAATCAGTAGTAAACGCAGGAATAATAAGTGACCCCATACCATCACCAGAAAGTGTAACATTTGGATATGGAATCGGTATTGTCGATGTGGTTTTATATCTTCCGGTCGGAAGGTAAACTTCCCCACCACCCGACAGTGAGTGAGCCCACGCCTGCGCTGCTGCTATATAGGTATGTACGCTAACGGTGTTTGTAGAATCTGCACCAAACCATAAAACATTTATCTTTCCTGAATAGATACGGTTAAATCTTCCTGTAGTTATTGAAGTAGGTTTTATGATCGTACCTGTATTATCTGCTCTGGTATCGGTTGCATTCCAATACCAGTTACCGCCTCCAAAATCTTTTGTTTGATAAATGACAGTCGCTTGCGGGTTTGTGATAGCCCGTAGCCCAGCGACAGTGGTCGTGATAGACGTACTGTTAGCCAAGTTTCTTTTCATTTGAACGCTATCCACCCATTGGCGCCATTGCAATGTTGCGCCATTACCCACACTTCCCCACATATTGTTGGTAGTTGGCTCTAAATAGGTAGCGTTGGTATTTTGCTTAACAGGGTTAACCGGCGATTGTGCCACTAAAATCTCTGCACACCCCGAGATCATGCAGATGATCAGTAATATTATATTCTTTATCTTTTTCATATCAATCATTGTTGAACACCCGCGAGCATTATAAATCCAGTTGTTGCCGCACCATAAGTCCATGTTACCGAAGAATAACCGCTTGTCGGGTCACCATTAACCACATAATCAATAGCGGGTGACGTACCAAAGTCAGGATAAGCGGGGTCGCTTCCATTGTCTACATATATCTGGCAAACCAAAGGTGTTTTACCGTATCTAAGTGAATAATTTGCCACATAACTTGATAACGTTATCGTAGTTTGATTGGTGAATGGTATCGTTGTTTCATTGATAACGCTTCCCTGATTGATAATATTAACGACCGTTCCTGGTATTTGAGCGTTCGGATTAACATTGCCGCCAAACTGCCCATACACATCAAACTGCTTGGTCTTATTTATTAAAGCCCCCACCAATTCGTAAAATTCAGTTTCATAGGTAGACGGCGTTGAACTAAAGGTTACAAACTGTTCCTCGTTGCCAATTACGTTAAAAAGGGTATAAATATCATACTGCAGGTCTTTGTACGTTTGGTAGACAGAACTGCCTAAATAGTAAAATCCGTTTTCTATTGACTGCGATATTTCATACATAGCCACCTGGGCCCTAAGTTGAGCTGCATTAACCTGAACCTGTGTGTATAGAATAGCCACTATAGGGTTGTGTTAAGTATGATGTTCTGCGATCTGTTTAAAGCGAGTTGCGCACCTGTATAATTAGTATACAGCACCCCTGTCTGGGCGTTCTGCCCTTCAATAATTAAGTCAATGCTATTTATTCGGTATTGTTGATCGGCAAATGAACTTGGCTGAATAATGTTCAATCGCTGTACCTGTATATTGAATAATCCCTGCTGTAAGAACCTTTCTGTGGCAATATCTGTTTCAGACACATACACACTACCCCCCTGCGGCGATATGGGCACCAGCGTCATTATAATCTGCAATGCCAAGTCTTTGGTGAGGCCCGTTATAGATAGGCTGTCACCTCCTGAATATGGAAACGGTATAGGATTGGTGTATCCCGGCAATGCGGTTCCATCGGATTGTAAAATAGTAACGGTACGCGAACTAATATTTGCCTTACTGTCCGGGGCCGCATAGTTTGATTGATCCTGCAATATAAATGTTGCGGGGTTCAGTTGACTTAGGTAAACGATCTTTGCTGTGAAACTCATAATTTATGCCTTTTGGTATTGCATTAATAAAATGAGTGCTTGCTGTTCGGTCACATTCAGATAAATCAACAAGGTATCTCCACTTACGGTTCCCGCGGGTAGTTGCGAAAATGTCCAGGTATAGGTTTTCAATCCTGCTACAAAAGTATTGCTAAATGTAGTTGTGGGATCAAGTTTAAACTCACCGGTGTGGGTGATGTTAAATACCCTTACAATATCGGTAAGGCCCAAATCCCATGTATCCAGTCCAGATACAACTAATGTGCCAACCGAAGCAACTACGGTCCACGTATAAGCTATAGTATTTTGCTTGCCAATAATTATCTCAGCCATGACTTTTTCTTTTTTGTAAAAGTAAGCAATGGATTAAATGTTTTTTTAGTGCTTTTTATTTTTGGGTGAATTAGCATCATACTCACCAACCCTTACCCCCGTTGTGCCTGAAATAGCCCCAGACATTATACCATTTAATACATGGTCAAGAGTAACTTTATGTGCCCCATGTTCTAAGGCTGATTGATATGCTACATTAGCGGCTTCGGCAATCGGAAGTGGTGCTTTTTGCCATGCGTATTCGCCCCATGTGAGCTTATGGGCATAGCTATTAGGTTTTTCGTGGCTATAGGGCATCACATTGCTATTATAATCCTGGCCTTCAAAAAAGTCTGCAGCCGTAGAATATAACGGTGCAAGTTTACCACGCGCATACCCCGCTACATCTTTGCCTGCAACCTTGATTCTTTTATCGCCGTGTAATTCCTTTTTTTCTTCAAACGGTATTTTCCCAAGAGCGTGCATAAACATAGCGGTAGCCCTCATTCCAGAAGTTGGGTCAATCGTCACATCTCCAAATTTAAACTTCAAAAAGTCTGGCTTGTTTGGATTGGTAATATTGACTGGGTTTTTAGGATTGATTGTATTTTGAATAGCAGAATTAACAAGCATTGCACCTGTATATGTTGCTAACTGCTCTCCAACCCTTCTGGCCCATACCTTTGCAAAAACCCTGTCTGCTACTGTGGCTTTAGATGGATGAAATATGGCATTAAGAGCAGTTTGTGTAGCCTTAACTGGACTTGATGTTAACTTCTCCCATCTTGCAGCTTCCATACCACCTGCAAATGATGCTTCATTGACCCATGCAGGTATTTTTATGGTAGTAGCACCTGTAGCAAGATTGGCTATATGAGCAATGCTTTTAGCAACTTCTGGGTCATCCCTCTCAGCAGCAGATAATTTATTGAAGTGATAGTCAAATAATCCCTGTCTTAAAACCTTGATGGCATTAAAACCCCTTTCGCCCGCTAAACCAAGTTTGCCTAAATATTTTTGGCTTTTCTGATATTCCTCTGCATTTAGGCGTTCAGGATTGTTTTTTAACCCAGCCCGCTGCGCTATGACATAATTTGGGCTATTCTTTAGTTCTTCCATTGAACGTTGATACGCACCCTCATTACCATAAGCAAACTTCCAGCCCCTAAAAAAAGCCGGGATTGATATATGTAGTGTAGATGGGTTAAATAATGTCATCCCCGCGTGGGTGCCCATAAATATACCACCGTGACCAAATACAGATACTCCCCTAAATGCCCCTGACACTTTTTGCAGTGCCTTTCCTAAAATGGATTTATTCTGATCACCAATCCAGTTTTTTATAGCCGTTCTATATCTGGTATTTTCTGCTTGCCTTTTCCACATTTCATCCGACATTCGCTTGTTTTTTGGTGTAGTTATGGCTTCGCTTACTTGTCGCCATGATAACCCCAAATCATCAGCAGTTTTTGAGAGTGCGTCCCGATATGAAATACCATTTTCGATATACCGATTTTTCATATAACCCCATATATCTCTCGCTTCGGTGTGTGAAAACTTGTTATCGGTTTTATTTACAAAGCGATCTCGCAAATCATCTAAATCGGTGCTACTTATACTATCATGGTTAAAGCGGGTAAATTCTTTTTCAGCTAATTCTTTTTTGTTTTTAGACAGCGATTTGTACCAATCAGTGCTTTTTATGTGTTCAATTCCTTTATCAATAGCATCAGCAACCTTTCCACCCGCCTCTATACTTTTTGCGGCAATCTCTATAGCCGCGTCCCAGGCCACAGACGCAGGGGTTGCCGCACTAAAAACACCTGGTCTATGTATCTTGGCGTTAGCCCTTAACTTATCAGCGACCCGTTTAGCCTTTTCGGTTTTTGTTTCATTCTTATCGGCAGTATCTGCCTTAAACTCTTTATCTGTGGCTTCAATTAACTTAGCTTCGGCATCTTTAAGTTTGGCTTTTAAATTTTCATTTTCATCGGTTAATGCCTTTATCTTTTTTCCTTGTTCAGGCGTTAACGGTTTACCAGTCAATGCTTCAACCCGTTTTTTTACTTCGGCAAAATCCAATTCTGCATTTTCATACTCATGAGCCAGTTGCCCATTAAACTCTCCGCCCAAATACCCTTTTTTCTCCATGAGGGCTATATAATCGGCTTGCTTTTTGGCAAGTATATCCCGTTCTTCGCTACCTTCTGGAAATTCAGTCATAGCCCGACTATTCTTTATTTGTAGTTGCGCCAATATTGATGCTGCCATACCACCATCAATGTCGCCAGATTCCACTGCCCTAAAAGCCGCATCTTCGCCAAATTTATCTATAAAATCAGTGGCTTGTTTTGATCGTTCTTCCTGACTAAACGATTTTCGCGTCAAACCTTTATCTTCAAGATATTTTTTTACATCATCGGCCACGTCGCCCTCATACGCCCGTTTGGTAAGAATGGTTTTCTTCACTTCTTCACCCCCTTCTTCTTCCTTACCACCCAATTCTTTAAATAAACCTGGTAGGTGCTCTTTTATCTTTTCGCCAACCTCATCTATCATCCGTTTAGAAAAGGCTTTAAAATCACCCAAAGTATCTTCTAATACCAAGCCAGCATATTCCCTAAATTCTTTATCGGCCAATAAGGTCGGTATACGGGTAATATCATTCAGTTGCCCTCCAAACTTTTTACGTAGTTCGTTTAGCCGGGCTACTTTATCGCTGCTAAGGCTACTTTGTACTGCCTCACCGCCTTTACCTTGTGGCTTGCTTGCTGTTTGGTCATTTTCGGGGCGTTGTACATTGTCTGCAGGGTTTTCAACTGCTCGTCCGTGAATGGTTCCTGGTTCTCCAGCGTTTCTGTAGTTTTCATAATCTTGTACGTCTTGGTGTGTTATACCTAAATCTTTTAAGCCTTTATTATTGGCTTCAATATCTTGTTCTTTTGCCAGTTTAAACGACTTAGCATCGTCAATGTTTTGCTGTATATCTTCCGATGTGGCAAATTTAGATCGATTGGTTTGACCGCCCTGTCCTTCAATAATTGGGTATTCACCCTTCTTTTCAAATTCAACAACTTTATCAATTAATCGTTTTGCCGAAACTCCATCATATTTTCCTTCGGTAATATGACGCACGGCAACTTCCTGATCTTTGGTAGACATACCTAAATCAAAACGAGGTGATGTGTCATTTGGCTTACGCTCAGGATCGCCAACTATCCCATGGGTAATAGCATCAATAGCTTTTTGACGAATAGGGTCAATAGTATCGGGCTTGGTTTTATCCTCGCCCGATTTAACTACTTCTTTTTCTTGGGTGGTGCTGATTTTTTCACCTGAGCCGCCATTTTCTTCATTCCTGCTTTGTCCGCCTTCTTGTCGGCTGGGCTGTTTTCCCATTTCATCATTTTTGCCATCTTCTTGAGTTTTAGTTATTGAGTTATTTTTAGTTGTTTCATCATTTTGGTCAGCAACTTTCGGTACGCCGACTGTTTCATCTGCCGGTTGTTCAGCAGGTACTTCCGTATTTTGTTTGGTTTGTTCATATTGCTTTTTGATAATATCATCCAACTGGGCGTTCTTATCCTGTAACTTGATTTTATTCTCTTTATCCTTTATAATATCACCTGTTGGTTCTTGCTGTAATTCAGTTATTTCATCGGCCAGTTTTGTTTTCTGTTGTTCAATCGGGTCAAGGGCTTTATGTACTTCATCAACCTTTGCAATTACAGCGTCCTTAGTTTCCTGTGGTAAAGGCAAATCATTAACCGCTTCAACAACTCCATCCTTATCTTTCAGGATAGACTGCGTTACAGCCTTTACAGACGAGGCTTTTCCATTGACAGATGATTGTACCACTTGCTGCTGCTTTTCTTCCTGGTCGTCAGATTTAAAGGCATCTTCGGCATGGGTAGCCGCTTTTATTTGCAAGTCGTGCGGTGTTTCTTTGGTGTCATTTATTGCCTTTATGGTATTAACGTCGGTATCCATGAAGTTATGTAGATCAACCAGTGGCGCACGTTGCAACACTTCTTTAGCGGCACCATCCGCAGGGGTAGGTTCGTCTGATTTTGCTTCTCCACTATGCACCATCCCCAACACGCCGCCGAAAATAGCGTTGTTTTTAAGTTCATCTAAAGAAGTTGGTTTGCCTTGTACGGCATTCGTTACAAATGGGACAGCTGAAAATGCTGTTGCCTGGGCAGTAGAGTGCAATATTTTCTTTTCGGCGCCAGCAACTAACTTATTCCCCGACATTAGCCCGTTATCTTCCAGTAGCTTTTTACCGAAGTCGGTTGCCTTTTCTGCTGCCTTTCCCGCACCCTCAAATAATACCCCTTTGCCATAATCCTCCACACCTGTTTTTAAAGCACCAGCCAAAGCGTCGGTATCATCCATACCTGCAGCTTTATTATCGGCATACGCCCCTGTAAGACCCTTTGTGGCTTGCTGTATGGGGAACTTCCCGGCAGCCATATTAGCAACTTTTGGCGCATATTTGCCCCCATATTTAGCTAATACATCCCCCAATTTTCCGATTTTTGCTACATCCAATTCGGGTGTTAACGCCAATTCCATTATATCGGGGGCAAAGCCAATAGCAGATGAAGCAACTTTACCCATAGTTGTATTTGGTAAAGAGTGACTTTGTGCTGTTTGCTCATCACTTATCCCTGCCTGACGTAGGTTTTCACCGGCACGAGATAATGGGTTTTTATCTGAAAAAGCAAAATTATCGCCTACAAACTTCATCGCACCACCCAGGTCTTTTTCTAATCCGGCCTGTACGGTTTTAAATGAAAAGTCACCAATATTATTCCATGAGTTTTTTTGAGTGACTTTTGGTGCAGATGCTTGAGGAATGGGTTGTGGTTTATTCTGTGCTTGCTGATAAGAAGCGTTTAGTTGGGCATCCTGCTGCTGATGGTGTCTGGTATCTGACGCTACAGGTGCATTTGGGTCAAACTTTGAAATAGAGTATGGTGTTGATAAATTAACCTTATTGGCATAGTCGGGGTATTTTTCTATAATACTTTTGGTCAGTGTAGCATTATCAACTTTGGCATAGTCGGGGTATTTCGCTTTTATTTGTGCAGCAAATTCGTCAACCGAAAGTTTCTTTGGCGGTTGTTCCTGAACCGGGGTATCAACTTCTTCTGCCATTATTAAGGTAGATTTAATCCCAATGGATTGCCTTTTGTCGGTTTAACTGTTTTTTGTGGATTAGAGAGTTGTTGTTTTATATCTGTATTAAGTCCGTGTTTACCAGTACCACCAAGCATAGTATTAATTTTGTCCACTGGTATATGCAATCTATCAGCCAAAAGCTGTGCTTTAGTTTGAATATCTATCGGATTACCAGGATCCATATAAATAGGTTCGCCCGATTTTTTTGTCACATATGGATTGTTAGATTCGTCGTCGGTCAAATCTTTATAGGCTTGACTTTGTTCCCAAGGCACTTTTTTCTTCCACCATAACGAACCCTCAGTACCCCCAGCCTTTTCATAATCGGCTTTAGCTTCCTTATTCGCTTTAATTATATCTTGCCCATTTTTCTTTAAATCTACCTGATCGGGAACATCTATTTTATACATTCCATCTGGGGTTACTGTAGCAACAGGTTTTTCACCATCCCTGAATTGTGCTGGCGAGGCAAGTTTTAAAACGTTATTAATGGCTGGTACACCACCTTTTTGGATAGGCGCAACATAATTATGCTCAAATGGTAATGGTTGTTGATTTTGAATTTGTCCAAATGTTATATGTGGATGTTTACCTTCATAATCCCATTTATCTTTGGCTAACTGTAATTTATCCGTATCTGTTTCGCCATTTTTATAAATACTGCTTGCACCGGGTTTATATAACTGCCCTTGATGTGCTTCCCTTGCAGCCGCAAGATTAATGGCATTGTGCATGTCATCTTCTGATTTAACATCGGCAAATAAATCTGCATTTCGTCCCTTTAAAGCATTGAAATATCTGGCATCTACAGGAACACCATTAATAAAACTTGCCCGATTAGCTATTTGATGGGCTAACCCATTTTCAGCCATTGGGTCAATTTTCTGACCTTCGGTTTGATATTGAATTGGATTGCCTACACCATCTTTGGATACGGGACCAAGGGTTACGGTTTTTACAGCATTATTAATCAAGCCATCGTTTATAGCCTTTGTATTCTTATTGAAATAGTCAATATCTGGGGCTGACTTTAAAGAATACGGATTTGGATTATATGCTTTATCGTTTACTCCACGCTGATTGTTTGCCATAAACTCTTTAACGGCATCATCCCCATACTCGTATCGTTTTGTTGGGTCTGCCAATACACTCGCAACCGGCGCCCATGTTGCAGCAGCTTGTTTTGACTTAGCAACGGTATTTTGCGCCTGCATATAGGCTTGTTGGGCCTGTGATTGAGCCAATGACTTCTTATATGGATCCCGTTCATTCATAGCCCCTATGGACTTATTACGCCAATCCTGTACCTGATTAAAGAAATCTTGCCTATCAGCATCATTACGCAATCCGTCAGGCTTTAATTGAGCCTGCTGGTCGGTAAGTTGCTTTAGCTCTTGTTGGCGCTGTTGTTGTTGACGGGCAAGCATTTGAGCAAAGCCTTGTTGGGCACCACTTGTGGGGTCAATTACCTGAGCCCCCCCTTTGTTAATTCCATAAAATTGGGTGTTGCTAACAGGCATTATTCGTCCCCTCCCATACCGTAATTCCCACCTGTATCTGTGTAGGTATTTGGCACCTTACCAACCCTATTGCCGGCTATTTGTGTCCCCGCACCTATCAACGCGCTTGCCGCACCTGCCTGGTTCTGCATACCGGCGCCCCGTAAAGCCTGAGATTTGGCTAATTGCTCACTGTACTTATCTGCATAGTTATAATCCCATGCCCTTTGTTTAGCACCAGCAAGCAATCCCTTTTGCTGCATTAATAGCAATGTGTTCTTATTGCGGGCAATAGCATCCTGTGCATTAAGGTTACCCGTAGCATTATCGCCGGCACGCACAATGGACGCAAGGTTAGCACCGGGATTAGCAGAATTGTTTAGTGACGATATGGCTGCACCTTGGTTTTGATTGATCGCATTCTCTTGATTATTATACGATGCTTGGGGAATGCCCTGTTGGGACATGTTTTGGGCCGTATTGACATTTTGCTGATATGCGGGGTCAACGTACTCTGTTGGACGAATATTATTTTTTTCTATTTGAGAAGCCTGGTGGTTCTGAACAGCACCGGTAATACCCTTGTATAAGGCTCCGGCACCTATTAATGCTCCTGCTGTTATAAGTCCCGCCATAGCTATTTTTGAACTTGTTTTAATTGAGGTAAAGTTATAAAAGTATTGTCGTTATTTTCATATAACCGATGTTCCAATACTTCAATATCACGGCAGTTATCCGGATTGGGATGAACAGTAACCCAAAGTGTGTTTTCTAAAGTGTAAATAATGCGTTTAGTTCCCTTTTTTGTTCGGCCTCTATGAAACGCTGTTATATGATCCCATTTATCTTTTTCATCCCAAACCAGCATTTCGCCAAAAAATATAAAAAACAGATTATTGGTTTTATGCGTCATGCTTGTGCATAGTGTGCCTGCGGGTATGGTTAGTTCACGCATATATATGCCATCTTCAAATTGATGAGATAGCGTGGTTTCTACAGCTGGCAGATCAACAATAAATGCTTCTAACTTAAACAACTGCTGTTTAGTCGATAAGCCTTCAATTAATTCCTTTGCGGATAATTCTACTGCGGATTCCTTCATTCGTCTTTCTTTAAGTGCGCGGCATCGAACGCCTCTGTATTGGTTCCATAATCAACTTTAGATGTTTTTCCATTAGCGGTTACGGTTGAACTCGCGGTTGGGTAGCGATAGGAACTTGTTTTGCTACCAAGCCAGCCATCGACATTTGATAAGCCAGGCATAATGTCATCTTCTGTTTTAATATCTACCCCTTGTACTTTACCAGCTTTCCATTGTCCAACTAAGTTATTACGATAATCCTGTAATTCCTGTTGTACGCGGGGCACATCGTTGTAGGTTATTTGAAGTCCAGGATTAGTTGATGCAAATTTTTGGAAATAGTATTGGCCTAAGTTTTTATCTCTTTGGTCAAGTAATGGACTGCCTTTTACTCCCTGTTTATCGAGATAGTCAATAAACATATTCCACTGTGCCCTTTGCTGTGGCGTTAGTCCAGGAGGTGGTTGTTGCTGTGGTGGGTTCATCGTGTACCAATTTTATCCTGTGAAGCGTTTACTGCAATGCTAAATAATTTAAGTGCTATATTGCCGTTAATGGTGGTTAAAGTTATGGTAATATAATTTCCTTTCAAAGTATTTCCGTTGATTAAGCCACCAGCAGATGTTTTATCTTTTAAGAAACTCGCACTGTAAATACCTTCAACGCTTTCAACGTTTACACTTGTTACACCATCGTTTAGTATTTGCTTAATGAAATCTGCTTCTATCAAGTCGCTAACCTGTCCCAAACTTGTGACAATACCATCGGTAGCAGTCACCAATAACTCATTAGACTGCATGGCGATCGAATTATAGCTTTTTAATTGCTCAGGGTGGCTATTTTCGACATACTGAAATATCGTTTGATATTGGGTGCCGTAGAAGTTATTCCTATTTGGCGATCCGTTTTGGTGTAACCAAAGCTGGCCCTGATACATAGTCACCATGTCGATATAAATGGAAAAACCGTAGTCGGGGGCGATCGTCCTGAATTCAATCCATTTCTTCTCATCAAACGAGTAAACAGGAGTATATTTTTGAGTGTTACTGGTATCAACAACGGTATTTCTGATATTTAACGATTGTATCTGACAGTTCCCGTTAGAGAAAAATGATAGTTCTGTGCCATTAGAAACAATATTTTCTACATATAGCCCTGGGGCTGTACGCTGAACACCGCCTGTGGTACCGGCAAACAACTGAACATAACCTGAATTTATTGATAATACAGCATAACTTACCTGATAGGTTACGCCAGACAGTATAGGATTCCTAAGACGTATGTACCCAGAATTGCACACTTGGTGTGTGGCAATATTCCCGCTTATTGACCACCCAGTGTCATTGGCTTGAGTAAGCAGGTTAACTTGGATGGGAATGTTCTCTATGGCTGTAAAAGACAATTTATTTTCCTCCTTTTTAATAAGTAACTACCGAAACCGCATCTGTTGTAAAGTTATAAGTTATTGTAAGAATTGGTGCACCCACGGCTATTCCTACTGTTCCATTTGCCCCCGCACCTATATGAGTAGTTACAGTTATAGGCGATGACGAACCAAATGTAACTGCTGGTATCTTGCTACCAACCGAACCAACTAACTCTAATACACCTTCGCTAATATTCCTAACCCCATAACTCATACTTGGTGCGATAGCGCTTCCGCTTCTGCCTCTTATCTCAAAATCTATTGAGGTAAGTATACCAGTATATTTCTGAATGAAGTATGCAAGGTTGATTCCAAACCGCCATGCGGGAGCACCACCTGTCAATTTATCGGATGATAATATCCAGCAAGTAGCAGGATCACGTCCGTCATTTGGCAGTTGAAGTGGGCCACTTGGGCTTTCTATAGTTCCTGTTACAATAATATTAGTTTCTGATAATGCGGCAGTTTTAACATAACCACATAAGTCTGCTGTTGTATCGGTTAAATAATCTACCAGTATTGTAGACTTTGTTGAATCAACCAAACATGTTCCTGTAGCATTGGCCTGGGCTTGTGCGGCTGCCTGAGCTAAAGCGTCTGCTGCTATTTGTGTGCCAGCAAAATAAGTATTAGCCGCTATTGAAATTGGAACGGTTGTGCCACTTTCGCCGGTTGGGCAATTATTTCGTTGGTATGGCTGATTAACTATAGCCACGTTCCCAAATTGAATTGTAGTCACGGCAAATACACCTGTTTGTGGAGGTGTTCCTATAGACAGAGTAATATCAGTTTCAGTGTTATTGGTTGCAGAACTTGTCTGCCTTACCTGCACAGTATCATACTGATTAACCGTTCCTGCCGCAGAGGTAAACGCACCACCGTTTATAGAATACTGGCCTGCTGAAATGCTAATGATCGCCGGGGCGTCGTTGCCACTGACTAAAATGGTATTTGAATTAATAATGGTGCTTAATGGTACATTTATTTGTGGCGCAAAAGAGAACGGGTTAACCGTAACGATAGCATCAGTCCAGTTAAGACACACATTTTTTGTAACCGTTCCACCACCTGGTTTATTAAAGGTAAATGTGGGTGCGTCGTTACCAACGTAATTTGTTGACGGTACATAGGTAGCTATCCCGGTTGAACTATTATAACTCGCCGTACTATGGGCGCCGTTAGGAGTAGCAGTTACATCTGTTCCGACAATGGAATAGCTATCAAAGGCATTCCAATCGGTATCGTCAAATGGGTATAATATTAATAAGCCACCATCTGCCTCGATACAGCACATTACTTCATTGTAATATTTATTATAGAACAGAACAATCTTTTTGCCCTGGGAGTAAGCTAAGGATAAAACCTGCTTAAAATACTTACTCATTTTGCCGGTAATGGAATAGATCCCACCCGTAGTGATCTCAAAAATATCGCTTCGGTGCGGGTCAACCATACACCCCCAATTTTTATCTATACAAAAAGCCTCTTTAGCTAATCCTAATCCCACGTTCTCTGTAGCATATCTGCCATTATTCAAGAGTTTCTCAGATATGGCTACCCCTGTTAACTGATCATTTAATTGCTGATAGGCGATGTTTACGGGCACGTAGAACACGTTTAATTCCTGTAGCAGTACCAATATATCCCCACGTTGCCAAGCGGCTTGTATGGCCCCGAAATTAGATGAGGTTTGCCCATTTCCTTCGCCATAAATATCAGCCGGATAAAAACGGGTTAATCCATTATTCTTACTACCCAATATATAAGGTTGGCTTGTAATTGTTATTGCCTTTCTTTCGGTTTGTTCCAACTCATCGTAATAGCTTCTTGGCCTGCCAAATGAAGCGTAGGCAGAAGCATAGAAATCAGAATAGTTCAGATCATTAGCCAGGACATCTATAGGCGGGTTAGTGTATGGAAGCAAAGCATCATCATATTGCCTTGTTTTATAGTAAGCACCACCATCTGTAATAGTGCCACTTAGTGTATCGAATAATCCGTTTGTGATCGTAAATCGCTCACCAATTTCATACCATATGGTGCCATTTTGAACGGTACTTACTGTTTGGGCCGTAGGCGCTGGTGAATAAAGCCTTAAAAAGACGTTTTTGCCATTTAATAAGGTGTTATTAAATGTAGCCGATTTCTCTACTTTAACAATATAATTTCCGCTATCGTACCCAAAAACGCTTAGGTTAACGCATGGGTTATTTATAAATACTTTTACCCCCGAATCGATATAATAGTGAAGGGTACATCTATCTCCCGGCGCAAAGTCATAGGATAAAATAGTATTTACACCTAAATCGGCATATTGGGATGTGAATAGGTTTAATGGGTTAAGGCTTATCGCCAAAATATTACCGGTTGAAGTCAAGTCACCGAATGTTTTTGGCAGGATATCCCATGACTGACCGTTGTAGGTTACATAATCACCGGTATTGTATGGGCCGCCAGCACCTAAATTAATTGTGTCGGTAGGGAGGCTTGGAGTTGTTATCTGATAAGTATCCCCAGTTGTGCCTACATTAACGGCAAGTGTTGGTGTATTTGTATGGGCATCCCAACCACCTTTATACACTAATGGCGTACCCAATACATCCAAAACTTTCGTAACTGGTGGTTTAGTAATCATCCATTGGTAGTCTACAGCGCCGACCGGGGCAACGGGGTTATTTATCTGCCATGACATTTGAATTGCCTGTCCGTTTACCTGTGCGTAGGAAGGTGTCTGAAATTTAAAATTATTGGTGGTATCTAAAGGGAAAAACCTGCCACCAGCACCATCGCGCACCGATAAAGCAGCCTGGTAATTAGTATTATCTAAAAATGTAGGGATTGAATTGGCAACCGTAGCTCCGGCAAAATGTAACTGTATAGTCGCGGTCTGTAAGCCAAAGTATGGAGGACCTACAAACTTAACCGCAATAGATCCGTCTAAATTTGGTAGGAAATTAGATCCCGGTATTAACTGCGAAAAAGAACCAACTGCAGCACCCAAATTACCATCTTGCGCCATTGGTACTGTATAAGTATAAGTTAACGTATTTGTTGCGTTTCTGATATCTGCAATAACTACGGTGAACACATCACCGGTATGGGGCACCCCGAAATAGGTGACAATCATTATACGCTTATGGTTTCCGGCCCCGCTTCCACTTTCACCTGGGAATACTCCTGTTATCACTAACGGATTAGGATAAGTACCTGCTGGAATGTCGATATTGGGGTTATATCCTGTAGCACCTATGGTTACATCGATATTCGGACGCTGATAGCCTACTGATAAGTCATGTAATGCGACAATGTTACCATTTAAGGCATTTACAGCATTTGCCGGCCATATATAATCATACGCCAAATCTGTTTGAGTTGGAGTAACGGGGACCTTTTGCTCATTATTATAAAAGACAAATGAGTACAGGTTGGTAGCCGGGTCATACGCCTCGTAAATCTCGGTAGGCACATCAACCGTTGTGTGGGGCAAAGCGACCACGTAAGACCTGTCTACGCTTTTTATAATAGAGAATATCTCCAAAGCGAAACGAACGGCTACGTTAAGCGTAGTGGCACGTATTGAACCGATATTGACCGAGACGATAATATAGTTATTCTGAGTAACATCAGCCCCGGCGGTAGGTGTATTTTGCTGATAGGGAACAATACGTTTACTCCATGTACTCCACGCTGAATAGTTAAAGTCGGCGTTTACATATTGACAGTTAAACTGGGGAAGATTGCCGAATAGGTAATTAGCCGGTTGCCCGGGATCACTACCATATACGCCGGTTATAGGTATTAAGCATTGTGGTTTAAGCAATGACAAGTCCTCGGCTAATACAGTTCCATACCCGCCAGTTCTTAACGTGTTAAGGTTAGTGTATCCCACCTCTGAGCCTTTAGCAACCCATATATAATAGGTTTCATTGATCAGAATGCCTTTAACATAACTTTGCGGGTCAGAAGGCAGTAATTGAACGCCACCACTATCAGTCTTATCAGTAAATATTACGGTTTCAGTTTGAGTATTTTTATCATATATCCCAATTTGGCAGTTTCCGAAAGAATTATAGCGGTGAAATATAATAAGCCCAACATCTTCGGCGGCGATGCCACCAATGCATTTATTAATTCCTGCTGGCATCGATTGAGTAATCAGCGTGTTTGATTCAGGATTGCTGCCAACGCCTTGTTCGCCCGGCTGTGTTCCCCCCACCCTAAAATTATACGCACCTATCCATTCGTCCTTACCAACATATTCGGGGGCGTCATTCTGGTTCATAGAACCATTGGCGAGTAACTTTATATTATTAATAGCGGTCATTGACCAAAAGTAACAAAAAAAACACCATCACTTTCGTAATGGTGTTTTACTATCATACCACATCTTGGGCTAATTCGCCGGAGCTTACCCCACCCCACCTAAAGCATCCTCACCTCTGACCTTAAATCACCCTACCCGACCACAACCCACATTACCAAACCGGACCGTATCCCACCTCTGACCTAACCAAACCTGACATCACCATGCTCCACCGGACCCGACCGCACCAGAACTCGCCACACCTCTGACCTTACGTTACCGAACCATACCACGCCGAAACCCACCACGACCTACCATACCAGACATAACCGCTGACCAAACCAAACCAAACCGCACCACACATTGCCTATTCTCTCCTTACCATGCCTAACCACTGACCCTACCTAATATTACCGTACCAAACCACGCCATCCCCAACCGGATCTTGCCTCGACTTACCACTGACCTTACCTTTCAGATGGAAACTCTTTCTCTACTTCAAAGCGCCCAAATCGTGGTCTGTAATCGCAAATACCTACGTATAGGCCCGCGTTCTTTACAATATTATCGATTTCGCTTTCGTTTAACTTGGCTTCGTCCAGTATTATTGTGCAACTGAACTCCCACGTTTTAAAAACGGGGCGGCAGCGCATGGTTTTTGCTTGACCAACCTTAACGGTTCTAACGTCGCAATAGCCTGGAACGTCAAATAGTTTTTCAGGTGCTTTTTTTGAATCTTTAAACTCAAATATCGCATCGTCTGATATAAAGCATGCCTGCTTCCACAATACGCCCTGTTTAAACATTTTTGCCGAAGAAAGAAAGGTAGCGTCAAGTACGGATGCAGGCATGACATATTTACCATTTTCATAGTAACACCCGGCCTCAAATTCGACACGGGCAATTGCCTCCAAATCTTCGTCTGTCTTATTTCTTTTTTTGGTGAGTTCCTTTAGTTTTTTTGTTAAAGGATGGAGTGGATTAGCGGTTTTGTCGCTGTGCATCAATAAAGGTGCTGTGCCCTTAATTCTGTAATTCAATTTTTTCATTGTTACGCAATTTATTTTATCAAAGCAAGGGGCTGCGTAACAACTAAGGCGGTGCCTATGATTATTGCCGTTCCAAACGGCTCCCCTTGTTTATGAATATCTTTTTAATTGATTGAGGCTCGATTGCCTTAATTGTTACGCTGAAACAAATGTCAGACAATTAAATGACAATACCAAATTAATTATGCTTTTGCAGTTAAATTACTACTTCTGCGGATTATATCATTCATTTCAGCAAGATTAAACGGATTCATTCTCATGCGGGCTAAGCGCTTCTGATTATAAAATTGTCTCTCGTACATAGCCACCAAAGACGGTGAAAACTTCTTTGGCTGATCTATACTTCCCTGCCACCTAATCCAGCTTAACATGGCCTCGGCGCACCGGCTATCAATCATGTAATCGGTATCTTCCTCATTATATCCATCACTCAAATACTCCAACAATACCTGTGGGTAGGTGAAGTCTGGGTTAAGTATGATTACATTGGCACCAATATCAATTTTATAAGTGCCTATAGTAGCTGTACCACTTGGCAATCCGTAAAGGTTAAACGAGGTGCCTAACTGCCAAAAGTTGTACCAATAGCTGTAAGCATAGCCGGTACTTCCAACCGGAAGGAATGGGTTACTAAAGTTATTTATAGATGGAACCCCAGCGTTTCTATTTGCTTGGGTATAATAAATAGCATGATAGTTAGATAATTGATCATTTCGCTTTAAACAGACAAATTCTCCTACCTGGTTAACTATACCAACCTTAGAGTAATTAACATATCCCACCGGTAATTGTACTGTTTTATTGGGTTCAACATCGAGCAAAACGGTTAAAAATGTTCCTTGTATGTCAAGTTGAAATTCATTTTCACAACCGCGAACTGCGATATTATAAAGGCGTACAAATTCGTGGTCGGACCTATCGGCGCTATTAAGATATTGACTTACTATTTTTCTGATTGGCACTTGCATATCTTATGTTTTAAGCAGGGATCTGGTGTTCATCGTTCTTTATATCTCGTGGCCTGTTACTGGTTTGCAATAACCTTTGTATTACCCGACTGCTCAATGTTCCTTCCAGGTTCTTAGGAAGCAGTAATTCAGCATCCAGCAATGTACCATTTGGCATAGCACCTATAAGGTTAACATTTACAGCACCAAAGTTAAAGGCAGTAGTATTGTCAAAAACCAAATTTCCGTTTTCACCATAGCACAATACCATACCTCGGACAGGCGGTAACATATCCTGTGAGAACTTACTACGGTTACTCATATATGCAATCTGTATCTTACGGGAACTTACTCCTGCAGGATTTACCGGCCATATCTTTTGTATTTCCTGATTAGCGGGTAAAGCGGTTGGTAAGGATGGTAATGGGATATATTTTTGGTTTAATACACTATCAAACTGTATAGCTATATTGGGGAAAGTAGCAATGAAAGTGTCATTGGAATAAAATGTTTCCCCGGCTTTGCTATTCATCACGGCGTTATCGAACGCCATAGTAGCCATTTCCTCGCTAATTATCTGTGCTATAAACTGCGTGGTGAACGTAGCTGTCTGATCCGGGACGCCCCTGTAATACTCAATCTGTATCTTATCCGCAGTCGTCCTGTAAGTTGAAACACTCATATCATTTACGGATTAAGTTTTTCTTGTTGCATGGCATAGTTCATTACTTCCTGATCGCGGGAATTAATACCGAAATCTCCTAAAATTAAGCAAACTATCTTATAAATATCGGTGTCCAGAAAAACCGGGTCAACCGAATTTGTCGGGTTATAGGTTGGCCTGGGCTGAGTGGTTACAATTGTTGCCACCCTTATACTAAAACCACTACCAGAACCGCCCAAAAATGAATTGTTGACCACTAATGTATCGGTAGTCAGGTAGTTTACACCACCATTAGTTACGGTCACCGAAGTAACTATACCACCCGATACAACAACCGTAGCCGTCATACCTGAACCACTACCGCCTGCAAGGAATACACCGGGGTAGGTTGCGTTTACATAGCCCGTGCCACCTACAAGGTTACTTAACGTTAAGATGGTGCCATTTATAGTATAAGCCCAAAAAGACGGCGTAGGGCGCTTTAAATAGGTTAATATCGCAGAGCCAAGTGTTATGGGGTAAAACTGTAAATAAGTGGCGTATCGCACATATATCGGAAATTCAAGCGTTGGAGCATCTACAGAGTTAGATAGTTTATTAGCTAACCTGTTTCCTTCAAATTGGGTCACCTCCTGTGGTATGCTGTTAAAGAGTGCCATAACACTATCCTCATGTAACATATCTACCGGGAAGGTGTATTTACCGGTGCCGGGGATAGTGATAGTTAAGGGATCAACCTTAATTTTAGAAATGGTATCATTTATTTCTTTTGTCGCGCCGTATTCTTTGTATCGGGCATCTATGAAGCGGAGTTCCGCCTGCGGCCATATCAAATTAAATTGGTCAGGGGAAAGGCTGGCTAAGTATGAATTAGCGTTTCCTAAGTACTTTAATATCCCGAAACATTGATTGATCGTCATGCTCAAAGATACTATAAAACATTATTTCGTTTTGGAGGTTGTATCAATATGGAAATTCAAAACATCTGGATAATAGTGTCAACTATTATTTTCACGTTATCGGCATTCAGTTACCCTGCTACGGCACCGTACTATTGGGGATTCAGGGCTTTCGCAATAATTTTAGCTATTTGCGGATGGTTCTTAATATTTACGAGTATCGTTCATAGGTAATAAAAAAGCACCGATATTTCTATCGATGCCTATCAATCCCAAAAGAACTTTTCGGGAAACTTTCAGGATTAATTTTGATTGTGGTTTAGCACTAATTCGTCACTTGCTTCATCGCCCCATGCGGTTATGATTATCAAACCAGTAATTCCATTGGCGTGAGTAACACTAAGCGACACAATCGGGTCATAAACCAACTTCCATCCTTCTTTTACCTCGTAACCTTGCGTGTTCATGTCGGCAATCGGTGCGCATATTTTAAGTTTAGCCTCTTTTCGAGATACGGTTTCTTTTCTGCTTCCGCCTTTGGCAATATATGATGGCATATACATTTTGTACATATCAGCAACTGATTGCATATATTGGTCGTGATATGACGTTCTACCATAACCACGTGCAGGTGACTCGTACCAATGAAGCCTGTCTTGTTCTCCAGCGCTAAACGGAGAATCAGGAGTTGCTTGTTGTAAAGTTTGTATTTGGTTGTCAATAGCCTTCACGTCAAAAACACTTTTATAGGCTTTCGTTTCGGGCTTAGTGGCCTCAATACCTAACTTAGCCAACTTCTCAACGCTTTCTTTATGCATATAAGCATCGTACTCCTCTTTTGTAGCAGAAGTTTCGCCATTGGTTAGATGCCATATTAAACCCTGTCCTGTCGAATCCCCACCTTGTTTAGTGTAGGTATAACGAGCCTCTGGATGCTGCTCAAAAAACCGTTCGATGTCGTGCAGGTTTTTATCGGGCACAAAGCCTTTATATTGCTCAACGCCACCTAATACCAAATGGTATTTTTTACAGATTTTTTCTGCCTGTTTTTCAGGTATGAATTTAAAGTTTGGAAATTTGAGGTGATAAAAGTTAATTGCTTCTACCAATTTTTGCTGGTATTGCTTTTCCTTTTTGTCGTCCTCTTTGGCGGTGTTGTCTTTGGTCTTAGTAAATCCAAATGATTTTAAACGGTCAATCTTTTCACCATTTTCTTCTACTTGTTTGGCAAGAATATCTTCTGCCTTTTTAAGTAACTTGTCAGATGCCGTGTTGAATTTGTTATGGATTTCCATAACTTCTGATGGGTAGTTCATATTTGAAAAGTTTTTTGTTGAAAGCCCCTCACTTTCGCAAGGGGCTTTCAAAAAAAAACCAACATGAACTATCTTCCTAATAAATTGCAGATTTGCTGATATAGGGCAACGGCATTGTCAACGCGGTTATACACCAGTTGCGCGAATTGCTCTGCTGCGTCTCCCTCTTTAACATCAAAATAAGCCCGTTGGGTACTTGTAAGCACCATTTTACCAGGGATTACATTAGTGGAAATTAGGTTATCCCGTAACGCCAGGGTAATATTATATTTAAAGGCATTCTTAGGGTTGGTAAACTGCTTATTGAAGTTATCAGGATCGCTTTCGGCACGAAGTATAAACTCATTCCTGATACGGCCCAAATCGGCCTCCGGATGGTCAACGTTAATACCGAAGTGCATAGCCACTGGCAACATTTCCTCAACACTTGCTTCACGGGCAGCCTTGGCCGCGGCGAATAGCATATCTGATCTATTCATAGTCTGCCTCATTTCCTTTTCAGGATTTACAAGTCTGTAAACTGGCGGAACCGGGTTAAGAGGGTTCTTTACTTCCTCAAACACGTCCTGTACCATAATCGCATCTAACAGGGCTGTATTCATACCACTAACGAACAAACTGCCGTTACGGAACTCAATAAAGTTTTTCGGGTTAGACAACTGTGCTTCTGAGGGCTCGGGCTTCATCTGGTCTTTTACCCAAATAGAACCATATCCGGCAAGATAACGCCAATGCTCTATTTCGCCACTATCGGGGTTTATAGCTGTCCCCGATGGCTCAATAAAGTAAATAGGCGGGAATGGGTTATCCTGTACTTCCCCTGTTTCATAATCGCGGCCCTTAGCGCTGGTATACTCTTTCATCAACTGAAAGTGATAACGCTTTTTAGGGTCGTACTTTTGCACGGGTTTTGGAGGTGATTTAACTACCGTTGGAGTTTCTACGGGAGCAACATAAGGCATACCGCCCCATTGTGTAGTTTGTTCTTGTTGCTGTGGTGAATTACTTTGTTGAGTTGCCGCCGCTTTATTTTTGCGGGCATTTGCAAACTTTTCTCTTGCAGCCAACTGCGCAGCAGAGGGTGCTTTCTTGATTTTTTCTGTTTCTGACATGATTTTTTGATTTGTGGAATTATCAAATAAAGCCCCCGAACACTATCGCCGGGGGCTAATTAATTGCATTTTTTTTTTTTAATTATTAGTTACCTTGTAAGATAACATATTGTTGTGCACCCCTGACCCTGGAACCCCAGTAACCTATGGTTGTAGAAACCCGGTTAGCGGTGGTATTGGTCGGCGTAGAAGCAAACAAGCCTGTTTCGGCTATATGCCATTTATTGCCGCCAAACGGTGTCTGGTACATGATCTCAAAGCGAGGTACAGTAACAGTAGTGCTTTTGCCATCACCATCAACGTTTACGCCATTGGTTTTTCCTTGTGGGAAGCCCATCATAAAGCGGTAACGCTGACCTAAGCCAGATGAGGCATACATAGCCTGTTCATCCCATAACCCGTAGTTGGTTACGTTGTACTTACGTTTGTAGATTTTCAATGATTTAAAATCAATTGAAAGGTCGATACCTGCACGGCTACCTTCTTCAACGTAGATGATAGCACCGTTGTTAACCGTGTTGAACATAGAGTTGGTGAACTCAATATAACTTTGGTTATCGGCAAGCAAATCGTACTCTTTAGGGCAACCCATTGAGCTTAAGGCGCGTTCTGTCTGCGCAAAGGTAGTAGTAACACCTAAAGTGTTAAAAGTACCGTTCACGCCGTTAGCCTGCACCTGTTTAACCACGCCGTTTGTACCTTCTTCAACATACGGCAGGTTATTAGTCTGCGTAGCTTCCATAATCAGGTATTCACGTTCCAGCATCAATGACAAGTCATCGTCCTGGCGCTGTTTGTAGGTGTAGCAATATTGCCCGTTAACCTGGAAGTCGATACGTTCTGCATCGGCAAGGTCGGTAATGGTAGTATCCTTACGGATCTCTGTGCAATAGTTGCTGTACTTATCAATGTTCCTGATAATGGTTTGGGTAACCGTTGATGCTTCACCAAGGTATTTAAAGCCACGGTTAAGCAGTTCGTCACCGGCCAGCGTTGAGGCATTTTGGCCCAACACAACTGGGGTTAATACGAAGGTATGCGCGTTGTTAACGCTGCGTGAAACACCCGATACCTGACTTTCAACACCTGTACGGGAGTTATAAAAAATAAGCCCGTTTGATGGTAATGATTTGGTACCACTTTGGGTATAGCCACCTGCCTGAACAGTGATAGTAGCAGGGGCAGATGCAGCCACCGTAACCGCTGTTGCTGATTGCACAAAGCCCATAAACGCACCACGGTTTTGATACCATAATGTTTGCTTATTGGGCGATTTCATAATGTTGCCGGCCAATTCATTGACAAGCACGTAAGGCACGAAGTTTCGTGTCTCAGTAAATTTTTCATACGGACGTACCGTAACGATATTCAGACCGCTGATCTCTCCATACCTCGTTACTGAGGGGTCGGAGTACTGTGCCGGGGTCTGGGTAGGAAGTGTTATTGCCATTTTAGTAATTTTTTAATTGGGTTAATAATTTAGTTTACCCCCAAACTGCATCGCCCGCATCAAGTGGTTCACCTGGACCTGCTGGTTGCCTTACTTGCTGATCATCAATATTCTTGATTTTAGCAACTTCGGCCTTGCGTCCATTGGTTACACCTTGCGTATAAGCTGATCGCTGCATCTTTTCAATATTCTCTAAAACATGCTCATCCTTGGCGATGTTTAAGAGATTAAATGATCCGTCTGCATTTGTCCAGCCACGCCGGGACATAAATTCAGCACCGCTCCACGTTTTCATGGCTTCTTTCCTTGCTGTATTTTCTTCTGGTGTTACGGCAAAAACCACTTCCTCGGGATTTTTGTCGTCACCTACCTGAAAAGTATAGTCAGTAAGGGAAACCTGTTTGTCTGCCATATCGGCCCAGTTACGAGCAGCTTCGTCAAGTTGCTCTTGTGTTGGGGCTGTTGATACTTCGGCAGCGGGTGGCGTATTATTGGTTATTTTTGGGAGTTCAATTGCTTTTTGTGCTGATTTAAGGGTGATGCGGTAGTCCCGGCTATCCCTTTCCAACTTTAATGCGTTAGCATCGGCCTGTTCGTTATGCGCCAATGCTTCTTTATACGCCTCGGGGTCAACTTCCTTGTCGAAGTCTGACATATTAAACTTTTCGAGCTGCTTTCCGTATTCAGAGCGCAGTTCAAGTTCAATATCGGCAGGTGTCCATTGTGGGTTCTTTTTGGCAAGCCCTTCGCGTATCACGTCAATATGCGACATGGTATCGTAGTTCTTATCCATTTCACGCCAGTAGGCTTTCACCTTGTCCATTTCGCCGTTAGTCCAGGCTTCGTAGAGTGCTTTAGAATCTTCGTCCTTAAACTCAGGGTGTTTCTCAATTATCTTTTCGACAATCTTCTCTACGATCTTTGGTTCAGGTTCTTTTACTTCGGCTGATGCCGGGGCTGCTTCACCTGCTTTTGGCTCAACTTTAGCTGCGGGCGGTGGTACTGCGGCAGGCGCAGGCGTTTCGGCTGCGTGTTGCTGTTCAACGGGTGCCGTGTTAAGATTTGTTAATGTTTGTTCGTTTGGTTCTGTTGATGTAGGTGGCCCTTTTGGCACCACTTCGGGCTCATCAGCGCCCATGTATCCTGTTCCCATGTTGTTTAATAAATTGTGTAATTTTTATCTGCACAATAATAATACTAAATAATTAGCTTTTTTGGTGGCCATTAATGACTTGTTATGGGGATATAATTAGGATTATTAAATGGAATTCCATTGGCCCCTATACCGTTTAAAACATTTGTACCTGTTTTATATCCGTTATTGGCAAACCACGTTCCTTGCTCAGCTGGCAATTGGATGCCAGTTCCGGTAGATTTAGCATAATCGTACGCCATATCGGTATCATAACTTATTTTACCTGTTTTTGGATCTTTTATAGTTTTACCTAAAAATGTTAAATTTTTCTCTCCGGGTTTTCTTATTACAGTGGGATAAATATAGCCGTTACCATCATCGGCCATAAAATGGGTTGATAAGTCGGGTTGGCCTGGAACTTGAAGTGTAGGTGCATTTTTTTCACGTAATCGTTGGACCCAATCTAAATGGTTGTTTGCATTTAAAACGCTATCAACATATGCCCTTTTATTCGTTTTGAATAATGGTGGACCATTTTGTAATTCCTCCATATCTAAGCTGCTACTTGTTGTTGAGGTTGTGATTGGTCGGGTTGACCTTGTTGCTGCTGTTGGGCTTGCTGAGCCTCCTGCATTTGCTGCTGTTGCTCGGCTTGTGCCTGTTGTGCGTCGTCCTCCTGTTGCGAATGTATAGCATGTACCATTAACTGTTTTTCGCTTTGGTCAACTATACCCATTCCATCAAGAATAACAGGTGGAAGGTCTTTCCAGGTCGCACCAGGCTGCGCCATCATACTCTTAGCTATTTCGGCCTTAATAATATTTATACCTTTTAATATTTCAACTTCCTTTTGAATATCGGCTTTTTCTTTTTCATTACGCAATTCAAGATCTGCTTTAAACTGCATAGTTTGCCTGTCCTGATCACCCTTTGCCTGCGCCGCAGCTTCTGCCGCCTTAGTATTATCATCCGAATTTTGCTTGGCTTCCTCTCTGAGTTCTCGTTGACGCCTGTTAATTCTTGCACCCAGCATGTATGAAGCATAGTCCACATCTATTGCGGCCCGTTTACGCACTTCCATAGCATCGGCAACGGTAATTTCTTTTTGAGTTAACGCGGCGGCCAAATTCTGTTCTAAGAACATTTGCGCTTGATCATCGACAATAGTCGTTAACTGTATATCAAAAGTGGACCTGTCAAAATCGTCATCACCTTCAACTTTTATGTACTCCACCTTATCATTACCAAGTGCCCGACGATAACCGTCATAATACCTGTTTTCTTTTTTACCAAAAACAAGTATATCCCATCCACGCAATTGAACTAATTTGGCTGTCCTTAGTAATATATTCAGGTAGCTATTGTAAATGTAATTTGATGAGCTTTCGCCAGTTTGCTTGGCCTGTTTAACTACTTCCTGGCTAACCGCCTGATTGGTGATAAGTCCGGCATTCAGGTTATTGTCGCCGGTAATTTTCATCAGCGTATCAAACTCAGCATTCCATTCCTGACGTAACTGCTCTAACTTGCCGCTAAAAGGCACATTATTGGGACTGATAGGTTCCCGGCGCTTTTCTATACCGCCATCGTCAATTAACTTCCAAAAACCAACACCTGTCTGCTTTTTTATTTTATAAAGCTGGAAAGGATTTAAGGTACCTTGACCGGTGCCGATATCCACATCTGACATAGTAGAAATATCCACGTCATAACCATCTGGCATGGCTGCAGCAATAATGGCCTGTTGTTTCAGGTCAATCAACTGCATCTTTTTAATAGACGGTATCATGGTTTCCACCATTGGTTTGTTAACCATTTTATGATTACCGTACATATAAACCACGTAGGAAGAAACTACTTCCTGTAGGTTATCTTTGGGCTTAACCATGTTTTTAGATAACCCCCATTCCAGAACATAGTTCCATGGCTTATCATCTTCCTGATCACCGGTTCCGGCGTTAGCCACCATTACCCCAGTATAGGTTACTTCATAGGCATTACTCTGTAAAGTAGTATCGGCGTTTTTTACTTTTTTTATGGGGTCAAGCGTTTCCTTACCAAAACGGTCTACGCCTGTTTTATATTTAAGGTTATAAAGGGTTTTAGCCTCCAACTCGATTAACTCTACCCGAAAACTATCGTAAGGACGCGCAAGTGCTGTAGTATAGGCATAATCCCATCCGTAACCGAAGTCTTGAGGGTTACCATATTTACCTACGTTTGTTTGGGCCAGATTGAACAGTTTTTGTTCACTTATTTTACCGGGGTATTTAAGTCTGATATTGGCTATGCTTTCACAAAACACTTCACCATTGTATTCCCAGTCACGAAAATCATTAAACCGGCAATAAGAGGTGATTAGGTTTTCAGGTTGAATAAAACGTATTTTAATGCGACCATTGGCATCGATATATACTTTTGTTCCAGCATACCCACAACATCTTAAATCATCCAGTATACGGCCTTTAATAACGCCTGACATATCATTATCATAGAACACGATATTAATGAGTTCCTGCATGATGACTTCTTCGCGTTCTTTGTAGTTATAGCCAAATTCAACCTCTACTTCTTCATCGGTCTGCGGGTCGCTATCTTTATATTCAGCTATTTGTACGCCAGCGTCTTGTTGCAATGCTTCAATGCGTGCACGTTCTTTTAATTTGAACTTAGCGTAGTCTTTGGCGTTTTTCTTTTTTTCGGTGGTAAATGGGTCAATGGCGTTACAGGATATTTTTTTTATGCGCTGGTTGTATCTGTCATCCATACGCATAAGGAACGGTATAGCTATGGGTAATGGTTCGTATATGAGCTGTATTACGCTATCTTCGCCGTCAAGGTCAAGGATGTCCTTATACTCCTGCAT